GCAAGGTTGTAGGTAATCCGTTCTTGAGAACTGAGGTGCTTGCTGACCAACAGTCTGAGTAATTGTTCCGGCAGATGCAGGAGTTGTATGACTATATTGAACAGCAGCATTTTTGTCTGCATGTGGTCTAAAGTCAATGCATTCGCGCATGTTGTAAATCTTTTTATTGCCAGATGAGTATGTTGGAATTTGCCATGAACGACATTTATCATTTGGCAAAACAGCAGTCTCGTCGTCGATAGGATAACTATCGATCGTAAAGAAGTATTTACCGCTGCCCGGATTCGGTTCAAAACATTTCATACGTACTGTAATCGTACCAGCATTTGGCTTTGGTCTGCCTGGAATATATTCCATATATGAAATATCATAGAACGTATCTTTCTGATTGATTCTCAATCTAAAGCTTTCACTGTAATCTGTTCCAGTGTTGTCAGTTACTTCTAGAATCTCATATACATCTGGGAAGCCAAGGCTGTACGTATTTACTACAGCCGAATAAGTGTTCTTTACATAAACATTGCGCACAAGTTTACCGAACGGTCTTGGATTCGCAGTATATCTTGTATTTACATATAGAGTACCGGCAGGATCTGAGTTGTCTGCAGGATCAAGGTTAACTGTGATCTCATTTAAGTTGACAGATCTTGAAAAACTTAATATATTAATCTTATCATTACCGGCATCGACAAACGTTAGGTCTGCCTGATCTGGTGAGAAGTCATCAGCTTGAATGTCGGAATCAGAAAGTGTAAATGAGTTTCCTGTAATACCAGCAACTGCTACAGATTCTCTCGTAGGAATAGTCATGTCAGTAATTGACTTAAGACTAAACTGCCCTGTGTCAAAAATAAACGGAGCATTTTTAACGTCTTGAAGTATTGAGTTGTTTGCAATAAAGATTGTGCCTGAATCGCCATTAATTCTATCCACATCTTTAAACGTGAAGTTTGAATTAGTCATCTTAATATTGCTTAGATATAGACGATTTTCTGTAATATTTCTTGCATATGCAGAACCAATAGGAGTACCAGCAGAGTTTTGCAATTGCATTGTATTCATACCAAGATCTACTGTACCGCTTAGATCTGTAATGTTAACATATCCACCATAATTGATTGAGATGCTTTGATTCTCATGAACAACAGTATTTGCAATCTGATCAATAGTAAGCTCTTGGTCGCCTCTATGATCGATTCTAAATCCTTTTACGTAAGCAGAACCTTTTCCTATGATAGCTTTTAGATCATCGCCGCGTTTGTCTACAACAACATCCATTCTATCTACGATGTAGTTACCTGACTCTTCATATGTTCTACGAGCCAGTTCATCTCCCAAAGCATTGAATTGAGAAACGTCACGAATAGTAACAGCGTTACCGTTCTTATAGCGAACCAATGTAAAGAATGTTGCGTCTAGATCAGCAGATGAAGTTGTTTTAGTAACAAGCTTTGGAACAAGTTTAAGTCTATCTGCACCAGGAGCATTCTCGTTTGTAGATCCAGAAGCATTGTCATAAAGAGTGTTGTCTTGTTCTGGGCGAATAATACTTTCTTCAACTTCAAAACCAACTGAAACACCATCTGGATTATTGTCATATTTTGAAATAATCAGAGTTTGTTCGTCAGCAAAGAGGAAGTGACCTTTCTGGAAGATAACACCAGAAGCCGATTGCAAACCAAATGATTGTCCAACCGGAGTAGGCTTGTTCGTAACACTCAAACCAGTTACGTTTGTTAGAACTGTCGTGTCAACAAGAACAGAACCATTATATCTTTTCTTTGTAATTGTTAAAACTTCACCGGCAATGAATGTTTTAATCGGAGTATTTGTAGTTGTATCTACAGCGTTGTTATATGAGATAAAGAACGTGTTTAGGTTAGGAGGTCTTGTTTCAAAGCCTCTTTCTGACCAAATAATGTTTGCTGTAAGGCCGTTAGTTTGGCCTTCAATTTCATACACAACGTCTACTGTAGGATCACCAGCGAGGTCATCAGCCACCTCCTGGCTTGGTCTGTAAGTCTGGATATCAAAATTATCTGGGTTATTTACTTTTACGAACTTTAGATCGCTAAGTTCTGTAAAGTTACAACCTTTAATAATGCTACCTTCTTTGTAAACATTATCGCCAAACTGCTCCACCTGATTTTGAAGGATTGTTTGAAGTTGCGTCAACTCACGAGCCTGAACTGCGTAAGCAGGTTTAAACAAGATCTTATAAAATTGTTTTTCTAAATCAAAATCATCAAAATATGGTGATATATTTAGATCTGTATTAATAGGCATCTACTGGTTTCCTTAAAATTCTAGAACTAGTTTGTATTCTTCTCTGGAGGCCGGTGTTCTTTCTAACGCGATAAAGTCTTCCATGAAATATACTAATCCTGATCTTTGAGTATATGAAGATTCTACGACATTGTTTGCCTCTGGTGTATTTATGGCTATTTTCTGTCCTGTTGGAATAACAAATTTCTTAGTGTAATCTAAAGAAATATCGTTATTTACAGTGTTAATGTAAGGTCCCATGTATTCTGACAAGAAAATAGTGTTTGAATCTGCATCTACTTCATGGACCTTTGCAGTAAATACAACTTCGTTATTCAAGTCTGTTTGAGTTATAATATCGTTTTGATTAACGAGTGCATAACCATCTGTTGTTACCGCGATTCTATTATCAAAAATTTCTGGTGTGCTGTTTGCTGGGAGTACATCGTTATTCGCGTCTCTAAACTCTGGATTTTTTACAACACCAATGTATGAGAACGTGTTTGTTTGACCAATTTGATTGTTATCTGTCTCTGTAACATATGCATATAGCAAAATATGTCTGCAGTGCATCTCGTCAATCAAATCGAAACCGTGTCCTCCAATAGGAGAAAGAACTGGTCTAAGTAAACAACGAACGTCAGTAGATCCAGCGGCGCCAGGATCGAACTCATAAAGAGGATCTTTGATCTCTGCTTCAATTTGGTGATAACCACTACCAAAATCTAGAATAGTAACCGAAGAAATATTTCCTCCGACAACATTTGCTTTTGCAACTGCGCCAGATCCATCTCCTCTTATTACAACCTGAGGCTGAATAGAGAATGATGAGTTTGATGCAAAGTTATTTCCACCTACTGCAGAAAGGAAATCGCCATCACTGATTGTAACTCTACCAACAGCTTGACCGTCCGACGATTGAGAAATATATTGATAATCAGTAATAGTATACAAGCGTGATACACCGCCTGGATCTGTACAATATAAAGACATTCCCACGTAGTAACCGTTTGTTTGACTTAGGTTAGCTGATCTTACTCTTACCTCACTGTTATTTGGAGGAGCAGACGCAAATATACCGGATACGAAAGGATAGCCAGCATTCTCAATCGGGTTTGTTACAAAGATATCACTGATAGAAGAACCCGTAACTTCTACCTGAGTATTTGCTAAAGGATCTGAATCTGTAACACCAATAAGCGGAATATAACCAGAAGCATTGTAAGCTTCAAAATCAGATTCAGAAATCACAAACATAAACTTCCAGACATATTTATCTGCAGTTCTATAGATTTGGTTTTCTGTTTGTGAGTTGTAGTTAGGTGGATTCAATGATGGAGAATCAAAGTTATTAAACAAACACTTATAAACTCTATAGTCTCCAGTGTCATTATTGTTTGGACCAACTACAGCATAAAACTTTTTATCTTCTAGATCTACTGTATCGTCATATTGCACATATACTTGATCTTTTTGCCAAGCATGGTACTTAATCATATAGCGAATATCGTTAGGGAAGATCTTTTTACCAAACAGTGTTTTTTCTAAAAATAAATTTTTATTTTGAATAGAGTTAACAGCGCTCAGGCGTGTATTTGTCTCGGTTGTTACCGCCGAAACAAAAACATATAAATTATTATCTCTGACTTCTTTATCAAATAGACGTAAATTGTCAGCTTTTAATCTTGTGGTTACTACTTCGCCCATATCAATCTCGCTGTTTTACAATATTTATAAACATTTCTAGCCTCTTCTTCTGATTCTAGGACGTGGATAGACTCTTCCTGAAGAAGTTCTAGGTCTAAAATTTTTCTGTGGGAAGCTGGTGCCTGATTCTGGTCTTTGATTAAACCAACGAGCAAAAAGATTTGCACCGCCTCTTAAACTTTGCCAATCTGTTGGGTCGTCAGTTCCAGAATCAAACATTTGATTCTCATTTGCATTATCTATAATCCATGCATGGGCTTCGGCTTGAGTCATATTGGGCCATGATTCTGCTAATATAGCAAGTATACCAGCAACCTGAGGTCCTGACATGCTTGTACCCTGATACTTGGCTAATCTATAACTAGAATTTCTTGGATCAGTGGTTCCGCCACTATGCACTGAGCTTTGAATTGCTTCACCAGCACCGTAGACATCTACTTGATCTCCACAGTTACTAAACGTTGCTTTATCTTCATTATTATCGTTGCCTGTTGCTCCAACGACAATAACAGGAGCGTATCCAGCACCCGATCCTGTTCCTCTATTAAAATAGAAGGAGTAAGTAAATCCATAATAAGTTAAGTAGCAAAGATTATTATAGTCCTGATCTGTTGGAGTACAAATTTTCCAATACTCATTGCCAGCAGATGCTACAATAATAATTCCATCATCTATCGCATCTTGAATGTCTGCTTGTCTTGATGTAAAATAGTTTGGAAACGCATATCCTGTTAATGAGCTATTACCAAAACCACGGGTGTTTAATTCTGACAACGTCATGTCTCTGCCAGGATTAAAATCTGTACCACGGTAAATAGTTCTAGTTACATTACCAAAGTTGTTGTCTCCGGGAGTAATTGAAGATCCGTAACTATTATTTGTGATAGTAGGATTTTTTCTTCCAGTTGCGGCATTAATAGGCTTAGCGTTGTGCCATGCTCTAATATAATCCCAATAAGTAGATGAGCTGTAACCATTAGTATTCCAGTTTGGATTAGTAGAATATGGACTAAGATTATAAACATTAGCATCTCTAGCCCAGCCTTGAGTGTTTCCTGCTACTGTTCCGGCACAGTGACATCCATGATTGTTATCGTCTTCATCTATTGCATTTGTATAAGATCCAGAACGGTCATAAGTATAAGTTCCAGTACCAGATCCAATATCGTTTTGGAACCAGTTATACTGTATCACTCTTGAACCACCAGATCCATCTGGGTTTACTGCAAACTCTGGATGAGCAGGATCAATATGTCCATCTACAATTACAACGTCAACGTGTTTCCCTGAAGCCGTAATAGTTAAATCTGAAGTGACTGTTGTTGTTCCACCATCACCCCAGTTGGCTCTATTAGATGTTTCTGATTGACGAAGTAATCCCCAGTTAATATGGCTTGCATTCGTAGACCAAGATTTACTGAACTGCCCGTTTGTAATAGTATAAGCTGGTCTTGTCGTAATGTCAACCAATTCTGCTAACTCAACATCCCAAACTCTATCATCAGCTTTTATAAGTTCAACTTCTGATCTAGTTAGCATGTAATGAGTGTTGCGAGAAATAGTTCTACGTTTAGAAACTTCTACTTCTCTATCGGGAATGTACAGATTTCCGCCAGGAGTTTCCATATCATTATAGAAATCCTCTAGATCCTCTTTACGATGAAGAGTAACGATCCATTCTTGTTTTGGTTCTTCCATTTATGCCTCCAGCTGGAGAACTGTTAACACAACTTGTACTGTTGATGTAGACCCAGATTTATTTGTTACTCTTACTGGAATTGTTGTATCGGGCGTACTTTCGTTACTAAATCCTATAGTACCAGGAGAGATAACTACCGTTTGTGCGCCTGTTGTAATAACTTCAGCAATTACACCCGCGTCTGGCGCAGGGTCTGATGTTTCCGCTCTCCCAGCATCTGCTGTACGAGAAGCAGCATCAGTATAAATTCTTACCCAAGCTGCTCTGTCTGTTTCGATTTTTAATAGGGCATAGCCTTTGAAGCCAGTGATTTCTACGTCTGCAGAGGCTCCATCAGCCAAAGATGTAGAAGTACCTGTAGCAGCTGAACGAGTTTGTAGAGATGAACCACC